GTGGTGGGATTAACTGATTATTTCTTTACAGGGAAAAGCGTTACGTGTGAAGGAGAGGAGCCTGTTATATATTGTTTAGTAGCAAAGAAAGTGTATAACACTGTAGGTTATACAGGAACATTAAGCTTCAATAAACTTACTGTACCGGGATAATATTTTTTAAGTATCTTTGTAGTATTATTAACCCATTAAATTTTTAAACAATGGCAACTAAATATTTATCTTTCACTACAGACGTAGGAACGGAATTAGTAAACGCAGGAGCAATTTCTTTTGTTGTACTTCAAAGTGCAACTGAAGTTAGAATGTATGAGCTGACAGGGGCGAAACACTTTAAGCTAACAACAGTAGGAGCTACTCAACCTTTTGTTGATTCAATTAACGCTTCTTTACAACAAGCAGCAGAAACTTCATGGCATAAAGCTTTGACTGCGGTAGCAAATACAGGTGTTACAAGTATTACAAGTATTACTGTAGTTTAATTCCACTTTATTTAAACTTATAAAAGAGAGGGTGTAAAAAAAATACATCCTCTTTTTTTTTTCTTTATCTTTGTATAAACTATAAAACATGATAGACTCAGTAAGAGAAACAGTTTTATCTATAATAAATAAGAATAACTACGGATACATATCTCCGGAGGATTTTAATCTATTTGCTAAACAAGCACAATTAGATTTGTTTGAAGATTATTTTTATACGTATAACTTTCAAATTAATAAAGAGAATACAAGGCAATCGGGTACAGGTTACGCTGATATAAAGAAAGGATTAGCAGAAGTGATTGAATTTTTTTCAGTTAGTGCTGACTTAACTCATATTTCTGCCAATACATTTACTGTTCCCACTGCTGCTACAACAGGAAGTGATTACTACCTTATTAATAAAGTATTATTTAATAGTGGTGTAGCTGCTACTCCATTAAGAGAAATGGAAAAAGTAAGTCATACTAAAATCACTATGTTAAATAACTCTTTACTTACTGCACCTAATGAAACTTTTCCTGCATACACTTTGGAAGGAGATGTTATTACAGCTTATCCTTCTACTATAAATGCAACAGCAGGGCAGAAAGTAAACTGTCAATACTTTAGGTATCCCAAAGACCCTAAGTGGACATACAGAGTTGTACCTGTTAATCAAGGGTCTCCTTTGTTTGATTCTACTCAGCCTGATTATCAAGATTTTGAATTACCTTTATCTGACCAACCATATTTAGTGGTTAAGATATTAGAGTACGCAGGAATTTCTATTAGGGAAACAGAAGTATATCAGTTTGCTAAGACAGAAGAAACACAAAACATTCAAGAAGAAAGTAGATAACCATGGCATATTTAACTCAATACCAATATTACGAGAACGGAGGTAACTTACCTGAGAATGCTAATTGGGGTTCATACCAATACGTTAGTTTAGAAGATGTTGTTAACAACTTTATGTTAATGTATAATGGGAACCATGAGTTAGTTAATAACGAAGAAAGATATAAGGTTTTATTTCACGCAAAGAGAGCTATACAAGAATTAAACTATGATGCGTTTAAAGAAATTAAAACATTAGAGCTTACAGTGTGTGATACATTAAGATTTGTATTGCCTTCTGATTATGTTAATTGGGTTCGTATATCTTTATATAAAGACCAAGTACTAAGACCTCTTACTGAGAATATTCAAATCAACGGAGCGACAGCATATCTGCAAGACAATGATTGTAGAATATTGTTTGATGCAAGTGGTAATGCATTATCACCGCAAAACTCTCAACTTGATTACGACAGAATAACAGGGTCAAAGAAAAGCATTTACTTAAATGAGAATAGTCCTTATAATGGTAGACAAGGATATTGTTGTGATGGTGTGTGGTATTTTGAGTATAACATTGGAGCAAGGTTTGGATTAAACACAGAAACCGCTAACTTTAATCCTACGTTTAGAGTAGATAATAAAGCAGGAGTAATAAACTTTAGCTCAGGTGTAGCAGGAGAAACTATTATTTTAGAATATGTGTCAGATGGTATGGAAGGTGGTATTGATTCTAATGTTACAGTTAATAAATTATTTGAGGATTACATATATGCATACATTCAATATGCTATTTTAAATAGTAAATTAGGTGTGCAGGAATACATAGTAAGACGAGCACAGAAAAGTAAATCAGCTTTGC